TCAGGATAATGCGTGATCTGATCCTGCCGCTTGGCAAAAGTTCGATTTATTCAACAAAGCCTCTGTGCCTCTGTCGGTCAGTATTCTCAGCATCGGCAGGCCCTGTGAAGCATAAAACGGCAGTACACGATCGTTCAGTAAGTCAGCCGCTGTAATCGGTGTTTTGGTGACGTAAAGCTTACAGTGAGCCACTTTCGAGTACGTATCAACGAATGTCTGCTGATAAATACGGCCGACACCTTTCAGGTTGCCTACATAGAACGTGTCCTGCGAACCCAGGTATCCCGGATGAGCGGTTTCGATTTCGCCACAGGCCTCGTCATCACACGCTTTACGCTCCAGTGCTGCGATCTGGCTGTCGGTCAGTTCAATGCCATCACGGGCCACTTTTTCTTCCAGTGCTTTTAGCCGTTTTTTGAAATTCTCAAGGTTATGGCGTAACCAGATAGAACGGACACCACTACCGGAGATAAAAACGCCCTGTTTACGCAGCTCGTTGCTGGTCCGGTGCTGACCGTGTGCCGGGAAAGCGATGGCGTAATCAATAACAGCCTGTTCGGTTGCATCATCGGTACGGTTCTTAAGGTTAGGTACGCGGCGACTGCGATTAATCAGCGCATCCACACCGCCTTCATCGGCCAGTTCGCGGTAACGATAAAAGGTATCACGCGAAACGCCCATGATTTTACAGGCTTTTGATACGTTGCTAAGTTCTTCAGCCAGATTGAGTAAACCGGCTTTGTGTTTGATGACCGGATTGGTAGTATGAAGCATGAGAGTTACCTCGTGTTTTGTATAAGGATTCGACACCCATATCAAAACCGGTAACTCTCAACCTTTCAAGGCCATGTGTCAGATCAAGTCGCGACTAATACACATAATCACTCCACCACTGCATGAGAATCACCCGTTCTGTGAGATACTCTGCACGATTGTAGGCTGCAATTATTTCATCTTTCTTCGAGTGGGCAAGGGCGGCTTCTAAGACATCAGTCCTAAATTTGCCAGACTCCTCTGCGGCCGTTCGCGCAATAGATCTCATTCCATGGGCTACAAGCTCACCTCCGAAGCCCATCCGGATAATAGCGGCATTAGCTGTTTGTTCATGCATGTGGCTTAGTGGAGCTTTGATGCTGGGGAAAACCCACTCTCTGTGTCCACTGATGGCTTTCATTGAATCCAATACTCGTAAAGCTTCTTTACTTAATGGCACCTTATGTGGCTTCTTCATCTTCATAAAATCGGATGGTATGTTCCACATGTCGGTTTCTATATCAATATCTGACCATCTTGTGCGAACAGCTTCGCCAGGGCGAACCCATGTGAGAAGTTGCCACTCAATCAGTAGCCTTGTTTCTAAGCGGATAGAAGCATTGTTTAGAGCAACCAGGAAGCGGGGGAGTTCGGAAGGGGGTAATGCTGGCATATTCTGTTTTTTAGGCTTACTGAACCGTTGCCCCAGGTTGTCAGCCGGATGGAATTCGATAAGTTCCTCAGTTGCTGCATAACGGAAGATTTCATTTAATCGGGAAATGATTCGCCGTAAAGTTTCGAGGACTCCTCGTTGCTCAATAGGGTCAAGATGTTGTTTTAAGAGTTTAGGTCGGATCTCATTGATAGGAACACTACCCAAGCGGGGAAAGATATTTCTCTCTAGGCTTCGCCAGATGTCTTCTGCATGATCTTCTGAGATACCTGAGGTCTTTACCTTCTCATCTAACCATTTCCTTGCCACGGCTTGGAGAGTGTGTTCAGTAGCATTCTTTAAGGCATTAGCTTTATCGCTGTTATGGACTTGGGGATCAATGCTATTGGCAAGCAAGGAAAGGTATTCATCTCGTAAGGCTCTGGCTCTTGCCAGTGTAAGGTGAGGATAGGTCCCAAGGCTCATTTTGAGCCTGTACACCATTCTGTGTAAATGCCTTTTCTCAGAAGTGACCGTCGAGGCGGTCACCGAACTCGATGATAAAACGGCTCATTGCCATGCGCCAGTCCCTCAGCGGCATCGTCCATTTTTGTGAGGCGGCCTGGATTGCCAGCCACACGACCTTTTTCACTGACTCGTCCGTCGGGAACACCTTGCGCTTTTTGATTGCATGCCTGATCACGCTGTTCAGTGATTCAATGGCGTTGGTGGTGTAGATGACTTTGCGGATATCTGCCGGGTAGCCGAAAAACGTCGCAAGGTTTAACCAGTTTGCCGTCCAGCTCCGGCTTATCTGCGGATAGCGGCTGTCCCAGGCGCTGGCGAACACTTCCAGTGCCTGCAGACCTGCTTCTTCCGTCGGCGCCTGGTAAATCGCCTTCAAATCGCGGGTAACGGCCTTGTAATCTTTCCAGGAGACGAACCGCAGGCTGTTGCGCACCATATGTACGATGCACAGCTGGATGCGGGCCTCCGGATATACCGCGTTTATGGCGTCCGGGAAGCCTTTCAGTCCGTCGACGCAGGCGATGAGGATGTCGTTCAGGCCGCGATTCTTCAGTTCTGTCAGCACATTCAGCCAGAACTTCGCGCCTTCATTTTCGGCCAGCCACATACCCAGCAGTTCTTTCTGGCCTTCGATGTTGATGCCCAGAGCCAGAAACACGGATTTATTGATGACGCGACTGTCCTGCCGGACCTTAAGGACAATACAGTCAAGGTAAACAATAGGATAGATGGCATCCAGTGGCCGGTTTTGCCACTCAACAACCTGCTCCATGACGGCGTCAGTGACTTTTGAGACCAGCGCCAGCGAGACATCCGCGTCGTACATCTCTTTGAACGCAGCCGCTATCTCGCGGGTGGTCATCCCTTTGGCGTACAGGGATAAAATCTGGTTATCCATCCCGGTAATACGGGTCTGGTTTTTCTTCAGCAACTGGGGTTCAAAGGTGGCTTCGCGATCCCGGGGAGTACGCAGTTCAAGTGGACCATCCGCAGTGGCTACGGTCTTTGTTGAGTAGCCATTGCGGGTGTTGGAGCCCGGTTTAGGCTGATTTTTATCGTAGCCCAGATGGTGAGACATCTCGGCATTGAGGGCCGCCTCAACGCTGATTTTCTTCAGCAGGCGATCGAACTGGCTGAGATCGTCGGGAGTTTTGAGATTTTTGGCCAGTTCATTAGCCAGAGCCTGCAACTGTTTTTCGTCCATAAAGTAACCTGCCTGTGATGTTGAATTGAACATATCAAAATCAGGCAATTACACAAATTTATGTACAGGCTCCTCATTTTGGTTCTTTTCTTACTCACTGGGACCGCATATCTGAAATACCAATTCTTCTTCCCTCCTTTTGTGAGAGGAGCGATTCGCAGGATCAAACCATCACCGTCAAACAAGTTGATTTCTTTATCGGCTGGCTTCGTGCTTTTGATTTCAGTGTCAGTGAGCTTCTTAGCGATTTTTGCCATTTTGGGACCCTCGATTTTTGGACCCTTCGTTGAGGGTCCCATTCAGGGTGCCATAAGTGATAGTTCTCAGCAATTCTCACTAGACTACAATAGACGTAAAAAAGCCCGCAAGGCTGGTTCCATGCGGGCTTAGTAGACTTTACTGAACTTCAGTACATCATTATTTGGTGGAGCTGGCGGGAGTTGAACCCGCGTCCGAAATTTCTACATACCATTTTTACTACAGCAAAAACAATCATTTATGTTTAAAAACAAAGCCTTCCTGTTATCTAGTCTTTTTTCGTTTTACACATTTTTGATGCTTTGCCGCCACAATGCCGCCACTTTGTAACTTAAACTCCGTTGAACCTATACCTTGTGAGAATTTATTGTTACTTGTTAACAAAAATCGAATCATGTTTTGTTGAGTTATCAGTTAAGGACCTTCCAGAGTTTCAATATTTAAATGCCAGTTAATTTTGTCTAAAATTGATAAAGGTTCCTTTACGCAACCTCTTAACGCCGTAATTTTTACGTATAACTCAGGATGACTTTTTTTATTTACACCTAATATATCCAGAATTTGAACGATGGCCATATTAACCTTTATACACATTATTCTTAATCTCAGCATACTAAGTTTCAAACAAACCTTCCTGTTTTTAGCTTCCATATCAAGTAGATTTAAATCGGAAATGTCGTCTTCAATATATAGATACGTGCAAAGTGTTAATAAATCTAATCTTACTTTTTCAAAGTGTTCATCTTTTCTATGTATTCCATTGTTAAGCTTAAGTTGCAGAACGTTATGATCGATTTTTTTAACGGATTCCAAAAAATCATCAGCAAGCTTTTCTATCATTTTTAGAAATTTTGGATTTGGTATAAATTCAGGTCCTGAAATGGGCGAGGATGTCGGAAAGGCTTTCTTATACAGAGTGTGTGTTTTATAAACTTTTATAATTAGTGAGTTAACATCTTCGGTTCGCTGTTTTGGATTTTTTAATGGTTTTTTGTTTATTTCAATATTTGAGAATGTTTCTGTGTAGAATTTGTAATGAGCGTAAAAAGAATCTGATTTATTTTTATCTTCAGCTGTTTTTATTTGAGCTTCTACTTGATAAGTTCTGTGAAGATTGGTAACTATAGCTCCAAGTGGAACTATTGATGCAAGTATAAATAAAGGTAGTTTCGTAATGGTCAAGAAATTATCCATACCTTTACTGTCCAGTTGGGGTGAGTGCCCCAACCAAGAAAATGCACCAAAATAAAAAAAGCTTATTATTGGTGTTAATATGGCAATCCAGAATATTTTTTGACTAAAAAGGTTTTTATGATTTAATTTATACCAATCGAATTTATATATGAGAGAAATCAATATTAAAAACAGTGCAATGTATAAAATGATGAAAAATGATGATGACCAAACATTCATAGATAATTCCTTATAACCTTATAAATTAAATAAAGGATTTTTCGTTACAGCATCTTCAAGATGGTCTGGTGAAAAATGAGAGTAGACCATAGTCATCTTGATATCCGAATGCCCCAATATATTCCTGAGCACAAGAATGTTTCCGCCATTCATCATAAAATGACTTGCAAATGTATGGCGAAGCACGTGTGTGCATTGGCCTTCAGGCAAGTCGATACCTGCCCGTTTTACAGCACGCTCAAAAGCCTTTCTACATGGCGTAAATAGCTTTCCTCTGTTTTTGGGGAGCTCGTCATACAGATCCTGAGAAATCGGTACGGTTCGATTTTTCTTGCTTTTGGTCTTGATATAGGTGATTCGATATTTTGATATCTGATGGCCTTGCAAGTTTTCGGCTTCACTCCAACGCGCGCCAGTGGCTAGACAAACCTTTGCAATCATCAATAGGCTAGAGCTTTGAGAATCAGCGCAGGCATCAAGTAGGCGTTTAATTTCATCCGTGGCCAAGAACGCCAGTTCCCCCTCTGCGATTTTGAATGTTGGTAGCCCGGCAAGAGGGTTAGGCGCTGACCAGTGGCCCAGCTTTTTCAGGGTGCCAAAAACAGATGATAAGTTACGCTGCTCAAGATTTACCGTGCGGGGCTTTACTGGCGACATCAGCGCGCCGTCTTCGTTACGTACTTCGCCTTTTAATCGTGCTTCGCGATATTTTGTAAAGTCACCGGCTGTTAACTCAGAGGCAACGGGATCGCCCAGGCCATTGCAGATAATATTCAGTTTCGCCATTAGGCGCTTGGGGTCTGCGAGCGTCTGGCCGTAAAGAGAGTGCCACTGCTCAATCAATTCTGACAAACGCCGCCGATCTTCCTTCTCCCCCAGCCACGGCTTTTTGTTCACTTCATCCATGGTGAAGTTTTCGAATGCTACGGCCTCGCCTTTCGTCGCAAATTGCTTGCGTACGCGTTTACCGTCGCGCCCGTTCGGATAGCACTCGCACAACCATTTTCCGTTCGGCTGCTTTCGAATAGTCATGATCAGATGCTCTTAATCATTTTTACTGCGCGCCCGACAACCTCTATGTCATCCACAGAGCATTCAAAAGATGATTCGTCCTGATGAACCACAATTTTGTTACCGGGGATGCGGGCTACTTTGACGATGCTTTTAACGCCATCAATATCAACTAACCAGTATCCGTTGCTTAATTGCTTCACAGAGGTATCAACGATAAAGCTGTCAGTTGCTGTTTTAACAAACAGGGAGTTTACTGACTCTGAATCTAACAGCCTATTATCCAGTAGAATCTCATCTTCAGATTGGAGTTCACCATTTTTCAACTCAGCATGTTTGATACTGGGAGCAACAATTTTAGAAAGTGGCCTTACGGTGACAGAAGTTTCGGTTTTGAGAGGCTTGTCGCACTCATCTGATGTAAACATATCCCCTTGTCCGGTTGCCAACCACAACAATGAAATACCAGTTTCTAGAGCGCACTGAATCACCCATTCTGCAGGGAAGCTATCTCTTAAGTATCTGTTAGCCATAGTGCTTTTTGAGACTGATAGGTGTTCACACAGTTGCTGACGTGAGCTGAAGTTGTAGGCTTTGATGAGCCTGTTGATAGCATCGCGGCCCCCGCTATCGTTTCCTGCCTTGATTAAACTCATAAGCAAAACCCTTGACGTATATAAAATGTGATCTTAATATCTATTAATGGTTTGAAAATCAAAACCAAACCACATAAAACGAGATGAAACGAAACCAAACTAAGAGATACTGCACTATGAGCACCGATATTTCAATTCGTGTACCAAAAGAGATGGCGACACCTGCAGAGTTCGCGGAATGGGAAGGTATCTCCCGCGGTTCTGTTTATCAGAAAATCCATCATGGGCAGCTCGCTAAATACATGGTGAAGAAGGATAAAAACAAGGGACGCGTTAGCCTCCGCTATCTGATGTACAAAGCTAATCAGGTTCGTGAATCCCTTGGTCATTCTAACTTCCGCATTATCGTGGGCCAGTAAGTTCAATTATGAGAACTTTTTAAGAGGCTCACATGTTTGATTATAAGATTTCCAAACATCCGCATTTTGACGAGGCCTGCCGTGCATTCGCACTGCGTCACAACATGGCGAAGCTTGCAGACCGAGCAGGCATGAATGTCCAGACCCTGCGAAATAAACTGAATCCGGAACAACCGCATCAACTTACGGCGCCTGATATTTGGCTGCTGACGGATATCACAGAGGACTCCACGCTGGTTGATGGGTTTCTGGCGCAAATCCATTGCTTGCCATGCGTGCCGCTGAACGAAGTAGCCAGCGAGAAAATGCCTCATTACGTGTTGAATGCTACAGCAGAGATCGGTCGTGTTGCAGCAAGCGCTGTTTCTGGCGAACACCAGACAACAAAGGAACGCCGCCAGGTTATCGAAAGCATCAATTCTGTCACTCGCTTGATGGCACTTACAGCTGTTTCGATGCACGCGCGCCTGCAGTACAACCCGGCAATGGCAAGTGCTGTTGATACAGTGACGGGCCTTAGCGCTTCATTTGGTCTGATCTGAGGTGTTTATGCTCAATAAAGAACCCTCATTCGCATCGCTTTTGATTAAACAAAGCCAGGGTATGCACTGCGGCCATGGCTGGATTATCGGGAAAGATGGCAAGCGCTGGCACCCGTCCCGCTCTCAGGAAGAACTGCTGGCAGGGCTGACCACTACCAAACAGGTGAAACCATGGCTATTGAAGGTACTTCTGCGACTGTTCCACTAAGCCCCGGTCAACGGCTTGAAGGACTGAACCATATAGCTGAATTAAGGGCGAGTGTGTTTGGTCTGAGTATTGAACCAGAGCTTGAAAGGTTCATTAAAGATATGCGAGATCGTCGCGATATAAACCATAAACAAAATGAGCGCGCACTGGCAGCCATATTCTTTATGGCAAAAATTCCGGCAGAACGTCACGGCGTTAATATTAATGATCTGACTACTGACGAAAAGCGGGAACTGGTTAAAGCAATGAATCATTTTCGTGCAGTGGTGAGCTTATTTCCCAAACGGCTAACCATGCCGAATTAACCCACAAAAGAAATTAATGGCGTAAACCCGCCGGGCATTCTTTTGCCCAAATTCAGGAGAGAGAACAATGCAGAAAGAGTTACGAAAAATGTTTGTAGCCGAAACCGATTCGCTTATGGCGGTGATCGATATTGCCAAACGTGAGGAGCGCAAAGGCCGCGCGCTCGCAGTTTCAATCCGCCTTGAGGCGCTGGCAACCCACATCACCAACAAAGGGTTAAACGGTGTTGAAGCAGCTGAACTACTGCGCTGCGAAGCAACCCGCTACGAAAACGAATCTCAGGAGCTGCACTAATGGCTGACTCTATGGACCTCGTACAACAGCGCGTTGAAGAGGAACGCCAGCGCCACATCCACACAGCCCGCAACAGAGCGCCGGGCGTTTCCCGTGTGCTTTGCATCGAATGCGATGCGCCGATCCCTCCAGCTCGCCGCCGCGTTATTCCGGGCGTGCAGTGCTGTGTGACCTGTCAGGAAATCGCAGAGCTTAAAGGCAAGCACTACAACGGAGGCGTTGTATGAGCACTATCCTGAAATGGGCGGGAAACAAAACCGCCATCATGTCCGAACTCAAAAAGCACCTCCCAGATGGCCCTCGACTGGTTGAACCTTTCGCAGGTTCCTGCGCTGTGATGATGGCAACAGACTATCCTTATTATCTTGTTGCGGATATTAACCCTGACCTTATAAATCTTTATCAGGTGATTAAAGAAGACGTTAACAGCTTTATTCATTTGGTAGAGCGTATTTTCTCCAAGTTCACTACGGAAGAAGATTATTATAAATGCCGCCAGTTTTTTAACACTGTACCCCTGGAGCCAATAGAAAAGGCAGCTTATTTCCTTTTCCTTAATCGTCATTGTTATCGCGGTTTGTGCCGTTATAACCAGCGCGGTCTTTTCAATGTTCCATATGGTAATTACAAAAAGCCTTATCTGCCTGTCGATGAAATACGTGCATTTGCTGAAAAGGCTGTGCGCGCGACGTTCATCTGCGCCAGTTATGACGAAACGCTGGCAATGCTGCAGGCGGGTGATGTTGTCTACTGCGATCCGCCTTATGACGGTACTTTTAGCGGTTATCACACTGCCGGGTTCTCTAATGATGACCAGTATGATTTGGCATCTATTCTGGTGCGCCGGTCATCAGAAGGCCATCCGATCATCGTGTCCAATAGCGACACCCGCCTGATTCGTTCGTTTTATCGAAAATTCACCCTTCACCGCATCAGCACAAAACGCAGCATTGGCGTTGCCGCGGGCGAAGGGAAAAGAGCTGACGAGCTCATTGCGGTTCTTAAACCAAAGATGTGCGTAAGCGTCGATCTAGGTGGCCCTGATTGCTCTGTTGTATGGAAGGTGCCTGCGTGAAAGGGGCGCAGCTCGGGGCCCATCATTTTCACGGGACGCCTGTTTGGGGGAGTGCCGGTGATGTTCATCGCATTGCGGTGAGCGGAGCCGGTGCTTTCGTTTCATATGTGCGCCCGGACCAGATTGCAGCATCTCTCAATTTTGCCGCCGCAGTGGGTATTGATAACGGAGCATTTTCAGCATGGATGCGGGGCCTGGTTATTAACTGGTGCGAATTCTATGAGTGGCTGCTTGGCTATTACCACCATCCTAAAGTGGCTTTTTTCGTGATCCCTGACGTTGTGGAGGGGGGAGAAAGTGATAACGATGCACTGATTCGTCAGGTTCCTCGCATGTTTCGGGATAAGGCGGCTCCTGTCTGGCACCTGCACGAATCTATAGATCGTCTGGTTGAGCTTTGCCGCGAATGGCCCCGGGTTTGTTTTGGGTCATCTGGAGAATATGCGGTTATCAGGACAGAGCGCTGGCATCGTCGTATGCAGGAGGCTTTCGAAACTATTTACTGCAAATATACCTTTCAAACCAGAGTTCATGGCCTGCGTATGCTGGATGGGCGTGTGATGGGCAATTATCCACTCGCCACCGCTGACAGCACGAATCTGGCCTGCAATGTTCCTAAATTCAACTCTAAATATCCTGAACTAACCAGGGCTATCCGCGAGGCTGAGTATTCACGCGGTCTTAGCGAAAAAGAGCTCAAAGCCGTAATTTTGAAAAACCGTTGCGCCATTCTTAAAGGCGCTATCGAGGCAGTGCGGCCGCCCTCTATCTCTGAATGGACCTCAAAAGGGTTGCAGCCTTTCCAGCTTGAACTGGAGATCGCATGAGCAATTACCGCTATTCCTGGAATGCTGAAAAGAAAGCGGTTAACCCTTATCTGGATACAGATAAGCGTGCCACTTCATCCGTGCTTTCAAACCTGATTACTCTCTATGCTGCGGATAACGAGCAGGAACGGCTGCGCCGCGAAGCCCTGAGTAATGAGGTCTGGGATCGCTATTTCTTCAATGAATCCCGTGATCCTGTTCAGCGGGAAATGGAGCAGGGCCAGCTGCTAAGCCGCGCCAAAATGGCCCGCGAACAGCAGCAATTCAATCCCGATCTGGTTATCGTTGCTGACGTGAGCGCCCAGCCGGCGCATATCAGTAAGCCGCTTCTTGAACGGATTAAATATTTCGAGGGCCTGGGCAAACCGAAGGCATATTCCCGCTATCTGCGTGAAACTATCAGGCCGTGCCTGGAACGCCTCGAGCGCGTGCGTACCAGCCAGATTTCTGCGTCATTCCGTTTTATGGCGAGCCACGACGGGCTGGAGGGCTTGCTGGTCCTGCCCGAAATGAATCAGGAGCAGGTTAAGCGGTTGTCAACCCTGGTGGCGGCACACATGAGCATGTGTCTGGATGCTGCCTGCGGTGAGCTGTTTATGGATGAAGACGTTATGCCGGAAGAGATCCGCCGGTCATGGGAAAGGGTGGCCGCTGAGGCTATGCGCCTTGATGTTATCCCGCCTGCTTTCGAGCAGCTACGCCGTAAAAAGCACCGCCGTAAGCCGGTTCCATACGAGCTTATTCCGGGCTCGCTTGCCCGTATGCTTTGCGCGGACTGGTGGTATCGCAAGCTGTGGCAGATGCGGTGTGAATGGCGGGAAGAACAGTTGCGCGCTGTCTGCCTGGTTAACAAAAAAGCGTCCCCGTATGTCAGCTATGAAGCTGTGATCCACAAACGCGAACAGCGTCGCAAATCACTGGAGTTTTTCCGCTCGCATGAGTTGGTTAACGCCGAAGGTGACACGCTGGATATGGAAGAAGTGGTAAACGCCAGCAGCAGCAATCCGGCGCACCGGCGCAACGAAATGATGGCCTGCGTTAAGGGGCTGGAGCTGATCGCAGAAATGCGTGGTGAATGTGCCGTGTTCTATACCATCACCTGCCCGTCACGCTTTCACGCAACGCTCAATAACGGCAGGCCGAACCCGAAATGGACCAGTGCCACGGTCCGCCAGAGCAGCGATTACCTGGTGAATATGTTTGCCGCCTTCCGTAAGGCTATGCACAAAGCCGGGCTGCGCTGGTATGGCGTTCGCGTTGCTGAGCCACACCATGACGGCACCGTCCACTGGCACCTGCTTTGCTTCATGCGCAAAAAGGACCGCAAATCCATCACCGCGCTGCTGCGTAAATTCGCCATTCGTGAGGACCGGGAGGAGCTGGGCACCAATACCGGGCCGCGATTCAAGTCTGAGCTTATTAACCCGCGCAAGGGGACACCGACCAGCTATATCGCCAAATACATCAGTAAAAACATTGACGGGCGCGGACTGGCGCAGGAAATCAGTAAAGAAACGGGCAGATCGCTGCGCGATAACGCTGAGAACGTAAACGCCTGGGCTTCGCTGCACCGTGTACAGTAATTCCGCTTCTTTGGTATTCCTGGTCGCCAGGCATACCGTGAGCTGCGCCTGCTGGCCGGTCAGGCTGCTAGGGCGAAGGGTGACAAGAAGGCAGGCGCGCCGGTACTGGAAAACCCGCGTCTGGATGCTGTATTGGCCGCAGCGGATGCTGGTTGTTTTGCCACCTACATCATGAAACAGGGCGGCGTCCTGGTTCCCCGTAAACATCACCTTGTCAGAACTGCCTATGAGCTTAACGACGAACCGAGCACCTACGGCGATCACGGTGTTCGTATTTATGGCATCTGGTCCCCGATCATTGAGGGCCGGATCTGCACTCATGCAGTGAAGTGGAAAATGGTTCTTAAAGCCGTTGACCTTCAGGAGGCGACAGCCGACCAGGGCGCTTGCGCCACTTGGACTCGTGGCAATAACTGTCCCCCTGTTGAAAATTTGAACCAATCAGGTGGTGAAGTACCGGATATTTCTTCCATGGATGAAAAGGCGCTGCAGGATTACCTGCATGGAATGGGAAAAAAGGAACGGCGGGAGTTGGTTGCCCGGCTCAGGCTGGTAAAACCGAAGCGAAAAAAGGCTTACAAGCAGGATATTTCTGAGCAGCAGCGCCTGCAGCTGGAGTATGAGCTGCATTCAAGAGGCTTCAATGGTAGTGAGTATGAGGTGACTTTACTCCTACGCGGCGGCAGCCTTCCGTCTGGGGGAGGGCTACGCATTTTTTACCAGAACGGGCGGCTGCGTGAGGATGACAAATGGCGTCAGTATTACTGACACGTCGGAATTTTTTCTCTTTTTGACTCATATCAGGTCTTTCTTATTGAAGGCTAAAAAAGCGTTTTACATTTAGAAATCGGTATTATACTGTGTATATAAACAGTGTATATACATACAGTTATGTTGTGTAAGTGGTCGTAAAAGGAGGGAAAATGCAGGATTATCTTTTGGAGTCATTGAAACTTCAGCGCATTGATTTTTTCTTAAAACTGGTGGCGGCAAGCGATTGCAGCGACGAAGAAAAGCGGCTGGCAATCCAGTGGGTTTCAGAGCTGACTGACGAGTTGATGGCAAAAATACGTAGTCATGAGTACAGCCGCACAATGGACGCTACCAGTTAGGGGGAATCTATGCGCATTGAAATAATGATCGATAAAGAGCAGAAGATAAGCCAAGCAACACTGGAAGCCCTTGAATCCGAGCTTTACCGAAATTTGCGCCCTCTCTATCCAAAAACGGCAATCCGCATACGTAAGGGAAGCGCTAACGGCCTGGAGCTGAGCGGCTTAAAACTGGACGAAGATAAAAAGCGGGTAATGGAGATTTTGCAGCAGGTCTGGGAGAGTGACAGTTGGCTGCATTGATACATTTTTTTAGACCAGTTCGCTTAGAGCAGCCCGCTTGCTTTTCGTATCAATTTTGGTCTAAAGACTCGAGATTCTATGCAAAGAGCTGTATACTGACTGCAGTTGAGATGTGGAGCGTATGATGACTGTTAAGGTGATAGACCTTTTTTGTGGGGCGGGCGGGTTGACTCATGGCCTGCAACTTGCCGGGCTTGATGTAGTTGCTGGTATTGACCTTGAGGGGGAATGTCGATTTCCCTATGAAAAAAACAATAACTCAGTCTTTATTGAGCAAGACATAGCGAAGGTCACAAAAGAGCAGCTTCTTGAACTTTATGGTGATTCATCCGTTAAAGTTCTCGCTGGGTGTGCTCCTTGCCAGCCTTTTTCCAAATATACTCAAGGTAAGGACAAAGCAGAAGATAAAAAATGGCCGCTATTATATGAGTTTGAGCGCCTGATTCGCGAGGTTTCTCCTGAAATTGTAACTATGGAGAACGTTCCTGATGTAACGAAGCATAAAGTTTATGATGATTTTTATAATTCATTGATAGGCTTGGGCTATCAGGTGTGGGCTTCAAAGGTTGACTGTGTAGAATATGGCATTCCACAGAATCGTGCTCGACATGTGCTGTTGGCATCTAAACTTGGAAAAATTGAGTTAGTAAAATCTGAAAATATTCCTCGTAAAACTGTCGCAGATGTTATTCGTGATTTACCGCCATTAGAATCCGGTGAGGCTGATCCACATGATTTTTTACATCGTGCAAGCAAGTTAAGCCCTATTAATAAGAAGCGTATCATTCATTCAGTTCCCGGTGGAACTTGGAAAGATTGGCCTGAGGAATTGGTGGCTGCCTGTCATCTTAAATCCAGTGGTAAGGGCTATGGGAGTGTATACGGCCGTATGTCTTGGGATAAACCAAGCCCAACGATTACAACTCTTTGTTATGGTTTTGGTAATGGTCGGTTTGGTCATCCAGAACAAAATCGCGCGATCTCTTTAAGAGAAGCGGCATTATTGCAAACATTTCCAATGAATTATTCGTTTGTTGAAGATAACTCAAAATTCAACATGAGAAATATTGGTAAAATGATTGGTAACGCTGTTCCTGTCGAGTTGGGGCGAGTTATTGGTCAAGCTATTAAAAATCATTTGAATTAAAACTAAAGCCTGCGATGCAGGCTTTTTATTAGGATGCTAAGTAACCATCGGAATGAATATAATCTTCAATATTGGTTGCTATGGCGTCAAGATATGCAATTACTTCCAATGAAACATTTTCTAAATCTTGGTACGATACGTTTTTGCCTATTTCGGAAAATGAAACGTTACCATGCGCAAGATCGTTACGATGCTGTTTAATTGTGCTTAGTTTTTCTCCATGCTTAGTATGAATGTAATCAGATGATGTAGAAAAACCGTAGATTGTGGCTTTTTCCTTTATTTCATCACGATCTATATTCCCTGAAAATAATTTTTTCTTATTAAAAGTACCATAAGAAATTCCACAGGATATACCTTTCGTAAGACCATTTATGAAATTTTCCACGCCTACAGAATCGCTTTTTAAACGTTTAACTATTTCAGTGCGCAGGTTTTTTTTGAGATTGTCAAATTGAACGTTTTTATCATGCAAGGAATCATGAATAAAACAAATCGCTTCCCTCATAGTGGATTCAATTAAATTATATAAAAGAATGTATACCGCGCCCTTTAAAGTTTTACGAGATTCTGAAGTAATATTGAATTTGTTTTCAGGGTCTTCTGTTGAAACCAATTCAGAACCTGCATGCTCAATGAACCTCAAAAGATCTAAATAGGCCAGTATTTCTCCTGACCTAATATCAAAGTCCTCGCGAAAACTTTCCATGTTAAACCTCTAACAATTTATCACGCACATACTCAATTCGCTCTTTTACTTTTACTCGGCTATTCGCACCGTCAGAGGTTGTTAATATTTTGAATTCGTCAGAACTTAACCAGTCAAGATTCTGAGGCACGAGTGTAGAATCTTCTCTTAATGCTAATGCGACACCTACTGCTAAGGACTCATATCTGACCCTAGGGGTGGACTTCGCAGTAACTGTTTTTTTGAAACCTGCGGGGAAGTACTCATTTACGAAGTTTAACATTCTTGTGAATTCTTCTTTCATAGAATCCTGTTTGTGAGAGTCTACCTCTCCATTTTTCCTCATGTAATCATTGAGAAAATCACGGACTGAGTGATCAAAGTTCTCATAGTTCTCTAAATATGCAAAAAAGCGTAGTGCGAATTCTAAACGTTCATCACGTTTTTCTTTTGCTTCAGATAATGGAGCTAAATCTTTAAATAGAGGAATGGCAGAGCAAGGCTTAATAACCTGCGTATAAAGTGAAGTTGAACCAAGTTCTGAGCCTTTTCTGACTTCCATATCCTTAAGAATGTCGCTACCTGAGTTAATTCTTTCAAAAAGGTCTCGGCGTGTCTCCTCGTTGCATTTTGAGCTTAATTCAATCACCCTTACAGGTATGCGCATAAAGCGACGCTGTCTAGATAGTGGCAAGTCTTGGAAAGTAAAACCATTTAGAGAATCTAAAGATTTCAAATCTTGTAAGGTTAACTCATTATGAATGAAAGCATGGATGGTTCTGACACGTTGCGAACCATCTACAATCTCGATCCTACCATCCAGTTCAGGGTCTTCTGAAAGAACATCAGCGGTGAAAATGTACGGAATAGGAAATCCGAGAATTAAGGATTCAATTAAACGTGATTGTCTTTTTTCGCTCCAGACGAAGTCCCTTTGGTAGTCAGGAACAAAAAGTTCGTTAGTATCATCTTCCAAACCGCTGTGATACTTATTTACCTGTATTAGTCGCGACTTGATCTGACACATGGCCTTGAAAGGTTGAGAGTTACCGGTTTTGATATGGGTGTCGAATCCTTATACAAAACACGAGGTAACTCTCATGCTTCATACTACCAATCCGGTCATCAAACACAAAGCCGGTTTACTCAATCTGGCTGAAGAACTTAGCAACGTATCAAAAGCCTGTAAAATCATGGGCGTTTCGCGTGATACGTTTTATCGTTACCGCGAACTGGCCGATGAAGGCGGTGTGGATGCGCTGATTAATCGCAGTCGCCGCGTACCTAACCTTAAGAACCGTACCGATGATGCAACCGAACAGGCTGTTATTGACTACGCCATCGCTTTCCCGGCACACGGTCAGCACCGGACCAGCAACGAGCTGCGTAAACAGGGCGTTTTTATCTCCGGTAGTGGTGTCCGTTCTATCTGGTTACGCCATAACCTTGAGAATTTCAAAAAACGGCTAAAAGCACTGGAAGAAAAAGTGGCCCGTGATGGCATTGAACTGACCGACAGCCAGATCGCAGCACTGGAGCGTAAAGCGTGTGATGACGAGGCCTGTGGCGAAATCGAAACCGCTCATCCGGGATACCTGGGTTCGCAGGACACGTTCTATGTAGGCAACCTGAAAGGTGTCGGCCGTATTTATCAGCAGACATTCGTTGATACGTACTCGAAAGTGGCTCACTGTAAGCTTTACGTCACCAAAACACCGATTACAGCGGCTGACTTACTGAACGATCGTGTACTGCCGTTTTATGCTTCACAGGGCCTGCCGATGCTGAGAATACTGACCGACAGAGGCACAGAGTACTGTGGCAAAGTGGAACAGCATGATTATCAGCTTTATCTGGCAATAAACGACATAGAGCACACGAAAACGAAGGCGATGTCCCCGCAGACCAACGGCATCTGCGAGCGGTTCCATAAAACAATACTGAACGAATTTTATCAGGTAACGTTCCGTAAAAAGCTGTACGGCGATCTTGATACATTACAGTCGGATCTTGATGAATGGCTGGCTTACTATAATAATGAGCGAACCCATCAGGGAAAAATGTGCTGTGGCCGGACGCCGATGGAAACGTTACTTGATGGAAAGCACGTCTGGGCTGAGAAAAATTTAGACCAGATGTAATCTAACAGATACCTGTATAAATAACCGGTAACTGTCAGATCAGGTCTGAGCTAATACAATTTACCAGTAACTCGACGGTAAACTCCTTCGTCTCGAAATCTACGTCTTTTTGCTCAGTGCGTATTTGTTCTTCTGCATTCTGTTTAGAAACCTCTAACTGAGCGAGTAAATCAGCTCTTCTCTTCGCGTCAGCTTCTTTTTCTAGCAGAGCTTTTAGTTCAACGAGTTCCATTTGCAGTCCTTTAACAAGTGTGGGGATTGGGTTTAGGGTAGCATAATGGATCAAGTGTAAAAACATCATTAGCCGCATGAAATCGTGCAAAATCGCATGATCGTTTGATGCTCTCGTTTGCTTAGGACCGCCAGCTATGGCGGGCTTTTGCTTATGTCCTGCAGGTGCATGAAAACCACTACGCAAAGCGGGCAGGCGTGGCGGGGCTACGAGCGCGCGGTTTTGGGGTTAATCGTGGTTTTGGCGCCTCAATGTTGGGCGGGCATGGTCATTTTTTGGGGCTGGTCGTGCGCGCCTGCGTCGTGGTGAGGTGCTGCGTTTCGTCGTGAGCTGCTAGGTGGCGAAAGCTCAGGACCGCTCAGCGAGGCGCTGAGGCGCTCTGATGGTGAGGCAGGGCATAAGGGAATAAAAAAACCGCCCGGGGAAGGGCGGTTGATATCAAAGGCTGGCCAGGTGGGCGTCAGTCTTCATCGGTCAGGTAGGGGGCAAAGCGTATAACCTCATCACCCAGCCACTCGTTAACTTCTTTGATGCGGCCCTGCAGGGGGGTAAGTTCGTTGCGAACGAAAACGCGCGCCGCTTTTTCCACATCGCCAAACCCGCCGGTATTCGTTGGAATAATCCCCATCAGCTGCGGCGGCACGCGGTGAGCTGCCAGCATGTCATCACGGCTCACATTCTTGATGTTAAGAAACTCATCTTTCGCTGCGACTTCTGACAGCGGGATGATCTGAATGCCGTCTTTCTTGCCGTTCGGGCTGTACATAAACAGGTTGCGGAAGTTGCCTGGCCCTTTCGATTTTTTCAGCGCTTCGCGTATGTTGTCCACGTCTTTCTGATCGGCGGCGGGGTCGCTCATGTACATGATAAAACCAGCATGGCTACCGTTTAGGTAATACTTACGGCGAAACAGCGTGGCCGATTCATTCAGCAGGGCGGAGGGAATGGCGGAGAGGTATTCCGGCATCCCGTAAAGCTCCTGGTTAACGTCGGGTTCCATCAGGTGAAACACGCCTCCCTCATCGAACTGATAGGGCTGCGAGTTGTAGCCATACTGTGCAAACCAGTAGGTGTCCGGGTCAATGCCACGACGGGTATATTTGGCAAGCGAGGCGCGCAACTCCATGATCTGCCCTAACCGGTTCATGCGTTTTTCAAGGTAGGCATTACCGAATACCAGAAAGTCCTGGGCGAACCGGGAAAAGGCTTGTTTAGACAGCCAGCGGTGAGGGATGAAGGTACTGGTAAGAATATTGCGTTTTACCTGAATAGCGCTGGAGTGATGCACGGCGGCGCGGTAAGTTCGCGCCAGGCCATCCATGCTGATCGGTGGTTCGTACCAGCGGTCTACCTGCACGCATTCCAAGTAATCAAATAACTCCCGGCGGTCCATCACGGGGATCGGATCGCCAAACGTAAACGCCTCCGCATGTGCATTACTGACCATGTTGGCCGTATCGGTGGCGGTCTGGCCGCTCAATGCCTTGCTGCGGTTTTTGCGGTTAGCCATTAAAAAATCTCCACGATGTTGCTGGTACTGGCGGAAGCTCCTGCCAGTGGTTCGTTATAAAGTGCGTGCATGGTTGCCCAGGCTAAATCCGCGTGGCTGGCTTCCTCTGTACGGGCTGCTTCGTAGGTTGGCCGGTTGCCGCTGGCGGTGGTTGAACGGCGAATGGACATAAAGGACTGCGCGATATCCAGCATCCCCGCGTCAAACTCCAGACGGCGCCCGCTGATGATGTCGTAGGCTTTAAGCACCAGGGCATTTTTTACGGTCGGGTTGTAGACAAACTCACGCGCGGCAGGGAAAAACTACTTAACCGTTTTGTAAACGCCATCGCCAACGCCGGTCGAGTCAATGCCGATGTAGGTCACGTTGTAGCGTCTGGTGATTTCCTCAATCGCTGAAGCCTGGGCGCGAAAGTTCATCCCGCGCCACTGGTGACGCTCAAGGATGCGGAATTTACCGCCGGGGACGACGGGAGGCGCAATGACAACGCAACCGGCGCTGTCACCGTTCTGCGTTCCTTTTGCCGGGTCATAGCCGATCCAGACCGGGTGGTATGCAAACGGCCGCAGTAAAAGCGGTTCGAAATCGTCCCACACGTCCCAGCTGTCAACCATGCAGGACTGCAGCAACGCCAGCGGGAACACGGACGCCAGGTCGTCAACAAACTGACACATCAGCAGGTTGTTGTATTCGTCCGGGCTGTACTCCAGGCGCAGCTGGTCCAGGTCGAAAAGGTTACACCCGCCGTTTACGGCATCTTCAATGGTGACTATCTGGCGGTACTGGCCGTCAGGACATAAAACGCCGTGCGCCAGGCTACTGTGAGAAAGGTCAAATTCTACCCTGTCGGCTTTCGGGCGCCCTTTATTGAACAGGGCACCAGACCAGAACGGGTAGGCGCTGTGCGTCAGGCTGGAAGGTGTTGAAAAATAGGTCTGACGCCATTTTTTGTGCAGCGCCATACCGGAGGCCACCTTGCGCAGCTCCTGAAATTTCGGTATCCAGAAATACTCATCAAGATACAGATTGCCGTGATAGCTCTGCGCGGTACGGGCATTTGTACCGAGGAAGTAAAGACACGCGCCGTTAGGCAGCACCATCGGATCGCCTTTCAGTTCAACGTCCACCTCTTTTGCGAAGTCGATGATGTACTGTTTAAAAACGTGCGCCTGCGCTTTACTCGCTGACAGAAAGATTTGATTTCGCCCCGTGGTGAGCGCGTCTATCAACGCTTCACGGGCGAAATAGTAGGTTGCACCGATCTGGCGTGACTTTAAGAGGTTGCGGATACGGTGCTTGATGCCAGCGTCCCACCAGTGGCGCTGGTACTCGAACATACCGGCGCGGAAAATCTCTTCCAGCTTTTCGATCTGCTCGTCGGTAAACAGGTTTTTTTCCGGCGGCTTGCGCGGACCTTTATTGCGGTTCGCCACGTTCGGATTCAGGTCTGCTTCATTCCCGCCATTGTTAAATTTGCCGATTCTGGCCTGTCGTTCGGACTGACGCGCCAGCAGGTCAATTTCTTTAAAATCCTTTCCTTCCTTCTGCTCCTTCATGACGAGCTGGCAGTAACGTGCGGCGGTGGTGAGCTGCATCTGATCCAGTGGGCCATATTCGCCCCACTTATCGCGTTTTTTCCAGCTGTGAACGGTTGCAACTTTCTCGCCCAGCATTTCAGCAATGCGGGCTACGCGGTATCCCTGAAAGTACATCAGCATTGCCTGACGACGGGGATCGAGGTCTGCGGGGGTCAGTGTTGTCATGGCACAAACATACGGCCTCAAATCAGCACTTTCCCCGGCTTCGCATTGTGTGGGAGTTCGCACAAGCCCAACGCGTTGTTTACACGCGCCCATCACCGCAAACATAAGGCTCTGAACGTGTTACGAACTAACTAACCGGAGCCGGAGCGATGGCAAAAAAATCTAAGCGTTTTCGTATTGGGGTCGAAGGGGCCACTACTGACGGGCGCGTTATTGAGCGTGAATGGCTCACCCAGATGGCGGCGAGCTATAACCCGCAGGTATACACCGCGCTGATCAATATGGAACACATCAAGGGCTTCACCCCTGATGGGCCTTTCCGTCGTTTTGGCATGGTGGAAAAGCTGGAAGCGGAAGAAATCACCGAAGGGGCATTATCCGGGAAAATGGCGCTGTATGGCTGGATTGCCCCGACTGACGATCTGGTCATGATGACCAGCAACTGGCAGAAGCTTTTCACCTCAATGGAAGTTAACACCAGCTTTGCCGATACCGGCTCCGCTTATCTGGTTGGCCTGGCGATTACAGACGATCCGGCAAGCCTCGGCACTGAAATGCTGCAGTTCTATTAGACGTCAACTACCTTGGCCGGTACGCGTCAACTACTCTGGCCGCCTTTGAGTTATTTCTTAGCTGACTGCTGGGTGACTGCTTTTGATGTTTTCTTTCTGTAACTTTCTCCTGTAACTTCGAAGATGTACCCGTGGTGGATCAGCCTGTCCGCCGCTGCCACCGCCATTGTTTCGTCCACGAAGATACTGCCCCATGTGCTGAACGGATGGTTACTTGTGATGATCAGACTTCCTCTTTCGTACCGGTGCGCGATAAGTTCGAACAGCACGCCCGTTTCCGCGTTATCCCGTTTGACATAGCCCAGGTCGTCTATCACTATCACCCGGTAGCGATCCAGCTTCAGAAGCATCTCGTTCAGCCTCAGCAACGACCGGGCTTTACGCAGCTCCTGCAACAACTCGCCGGCGCTGTAGAACCGGACCCGATAGCCCTGGCTCACTACGCCGTCCGCGATCGCTGCGGCAAGGTGGCTCTTGCCCAGACCGCTGGCACCGAACAGCAGGACATTCTCCCCGCTGTCCACCCAGTCCGTCGTTTCACACAGCTGACGCACCTGTGCGGCATTCAGCTCCGGGACCTGGCCGAAGTCATATTCGGCCAGCGTTTTCCCCACTGGCAACCGCGCATCCTTTATATACCGCCGCAGCCGTTCGCTTTCCCTGTGCGTCGCCTCTTCACTGCAGAGTGACAGCAGATAACGCGAAGGGGTCCACCCTTCGGCCAGCGCGCGTTTCTCCTGGCTGTGCCACTCGGTGGCTATGCGCGTCAGACGTAACCTTCTGAGCAACCTTTCAAGCGTATGGATATCGGTCACTGCAGGCCTCCTTTACGCATCAGGTTGTCATAACCCTGCAGGCTGTGCTGAACCAGTTTCCCGTCCGGCAGCGGGCGTTTATCCTTCACGCCCAGCCAGTTGAGCAGCTTCTGCAGATCCGGCTATCCCGGCTCCAGCAGCAGGTGGTTCAGCCCCTTCGCGACCGCTGAGATGTCTTCCCGCTCTGCCGCCAGCTTCAGGGCATTAACCATCAGGCGACTGGCCAGCTGAGGGGCAAGACGTGAACACATCCGCTGCCACAGCTGCCGCCATTCATCATCCGGCAGGATGTCGTTACGCAGTGTGGCGTGATAGAACGCCCCGGGTTTCATGACAAGACTACCGATCACGTGTCGGAAGTTGATACTGCGGGCCCGCCGTTTACCTTTCGGTGCCCGGACCCGCTGACAGCTCATTACTTCATCGCTTCCAACGTAACAACTCAGTCTGTCATCCCACAGACGAACCTTCAGCATCTGTCCGATAAGTCTGGATGGCACGCTGTACACAACGTGCCGGACGTTGATGGTACTACTGCTGCTGACCCGGACAGACAACTCTTCGTAGTCAGCACACCGTCGCTGAGGAAGGGGCTTCAGAAGTGCCAGTTCCTGACGGACCAGATCCTGATTGCGCTGGTTATGACGCAGCACCTGCTGTGTAACGAACTGACGATATTCATTCAGGGAACCGAAGTCGTTATTTCCGCGCAGCAGCAGGGCCTGCCGTATACGCTCCTTGAGGTGTCCGTGAGCCGACTCCACTGAACCATTCTCATGGCCCCGTCCGCTGTTATTGCGGGAAGGGCTCATGCCGTAGTGTTCACACAACCCGGCATAGCGCGCTGTCTGATCCCGGTGGTCTTCCTCGCTCAGGTTTTTCCATGCTGCGGCCAGACTATCTGTACGGTGCTCCGCTGGTACACCACCCAGCTGACCCAGCGCCTCCTGTAGTCCTTCGGCCAGAGCGGTGAAGCTCTCGCCGCCGGTGACAACCCGCATCCAGCTCCAGCGACTCCATTCAAGGCGGAAGTGGAAGAGCTTGTGTTCCAGCGGGCAGCCGTTAATGGTGATAACCGTGCCTTTCAGCTGGGTAAAATCTGACAGCGCCCGCATTCCCGGTTGATGCTCCTGGCGGAACATGATCTCCCGTTCCTCACCGTGGCAGGCTTTCCAGGTACGGATACGGCGCTGCAGCGTCCGGCGCACCTTATCGGGATACTGGCCCGGATATTTATCCTGCAGATATTCGAGAACCGTTGTCGGCGAGATCTGCGGACGGGAAGCGAGTAAAGGAAGCACATCACTGAGCCAGACCGCTTCCAGAGGATCCTGACGTGTCCGCCAGTGTCGCTCACCTGATGATTGCCACTGCCCTTTTTCAATACGTCGTCCGGAGCGAACAGAGATGCCGGTGGTGGCCGCAGCGGCTTCCTGCGTAAGACCTTTATTACGTTGAGCCATGTAAAAACTGACCTGTCTGGTATTCAGCGTCACAACCTCTCCCTGGAAAGAAGAAACAGGACGCTCAGATTACAAACAGGCCAGAGTAATTGTCGCGATGCGGACGGGGTAATTGTCGCCTAATAATTTTGATATCTCATGTGAACGCCTGGAAAAAGAAAACGCAGATATCCGCGCGGGCGTATTGTGTGATTAAGGGAACAATGCCGCGTAGCTGTCTGCGCGGCCCATTCAATTCACCATAGGGCGAAACCTAAACACCGGAGGGTTCGCCGTATGGCTCAGGATTATCACCACGGTGTGCGCGTCGTTGAGGTCAACGATGGCACCCGCCCCATTTCAACAGTAAGCACGGCAATTGTCGGTATGGTCTGTACCGGCGATGATGCAGATGCGTCCGTGTTCCCCCTTAATAAACCGGTCCTGCTTACCGATGTGCTGACCGCCAGCGGTAAAGCAGGCGAGTCCGGCACGCTGGCCCGCTCGCTGGATGCAATTGCCGACCAGGCTAAACCCGTGACCGTCGTTGTGCGCGTTGCACAGGGTGAAACCGAAGCGGAGACAACCTCCAACATTATCGGCGGTGTGACAACTGACGGTAAAAAAACGGGCATGAAAGCGCTGTTATCTGCGCAGTCCCAGCTCGGCGTTAAGCCGCGCATTCTGGGCGTGCCGGGGCACGACACGCAGGCGGTTGCCACTGAACTGCTGAGCGTGGCGCAGAGTCTGCGCGGGTTTGCTTATCTGTCCGCCTATGGCTGCAAAACGGTAGAGGAAGCCATTGCCTACCGCGCTAATTTCAGCCAACGCGAGGGGATGCTGATCTGGCCTGATTTCATCAGTTTTGACACCGTGCTGAACGCTGACGCAACGGCTTACGCCTCAGCCCGTGCGCTTGGTCTGCGTGCCAAAATTGACGAGCAGACCGGCTGGCACAAATCCCTGTCCAACGTGGGCGTGAACGGCGTCACCGGCATTTCTGCGGATGTGTTCTGGGATTTGCAGGACCCGGCAACCGATGCGGGGTTGCTGAACCAGAACGATGTCACCACGCTGATCCGCAAAGACGGTTTCCGCTTCTGGGGTTCCCGCTGCCTCAGTGACGATCCTCTATTTGCCTTTGAAAACTACACCCGCACCGCGCAGGTACTGGCTGACACTATCGCCGAAGCGCACATGTGGGCGGTTGATGGCGTGCTTAACCCGTCGCTGGCCCGCGACATTATCGAAGGTATTCGCGCCAAACTGCGCAACCTGAAAACGCAGGGCTACATCATCGGCGCCGACTGCTGGCTGGATGAGTCCGTAAACGATAAAGATTCCCTGAAAGCCGGGAAGCTCACTATCGATTACGACTATACGCCGGTACCGCCTCTGGAAAACCTGATGCTGCGCCAGCGCATCACCGATCAGTATCTGCTGGATTTCTCCAGCCAGGTCAGCGCGTAAGGGGACAATATGGCTTTACCACGCAAGTTAAAACACCTGAACCTGTTTAACGACGGGAATAACTATCAGGGGATCGTTGAGTCCCTGACCCTGCCTAAATTCGGCCGCAAGTTTGAAAAGTATCGCGGCGGCGGTATGCCAGGTTCGGCTGATGTTGATCTGGGGCTGGATGATGGCGCGCTGGACACGGAATTTTCAATCGGTGGCACCGAACTGCTGTTATTCAAACAGATGGGTAAAGCCACCGTTGATGGCATCCAGCTGCGTTTCACCGGCTCCATTCAGCGTGACGATACCGGCGAAGTGCAGGCCGTTGAGCTGGTTGTGCGCGGGCGACATAAAGAAGTCGATTCCGGCGAATGGAAAACAGGGGAAAGCAACACCACAAAAGTCAGTAGCACCAACAGCTACGCGAAGCTGACCATTAACGGCGAGGTGCTCTATGAGGTTGATGTGATCAACATGATTGAAATCGTTGATGGCGTGGACCTGATGGAAGAACACCGCAACGCCCTGGGCCTCTGATCTACTTTAAAGGCGCGGGCAGCCGCGCCAGTACCTTATTAACAGGAAATGACAATGAGTGAACAACAGACTGAAAAAACCGTACAGCTGGACACCCCAATCAAACGCGGTAAAACCGAAATTGCCGAAATTGTGCTGCGCAAGCCGCAGTCCGGCGCGCTGCGTGGCACCCGTCTGCAGGCGATCATGGATATGGACGTCGGCGCGATGATGACGATTATCCCCCGCATCTCCACGCCCGCGCTGACCGCTCAGGAAATGGCTGAAATGGACCCAGCCGATCTCACCGCGCTGTCGGTTGAGGTGGTCACTTTTTTGTTGAAGAAATCGGTGCTTGCCGGTTTGCCGACAGCCTGACGGTAGAAGACCTGGTGGCTGATATCGCCACCATTTTTCACTGGCCGCCGTCCGTCACTGACGTTATGCCGCTGACCGAAGTGCTGGAGTGGCGGCATAAAGCGATTCAGAGAAGCGGGGCCAGCGATGAGTGACACTAACCTGCGTTTGCAGGTAATTCTAAATGCGGTTGATAAGCTCACCCGCCCATTCCGATCAGCGCAGGCCAGCTCCAAAGAGCTGGCTACCGCCATTCAGCAAAGCCGCGCAAGATTAAAAGAACTGGACGCCCAGGCGGGCCGTATTGACGGTTTCCGCAAGGCAAGCGCGCAGCTGGCCGTCACCGGCAACAGTCTTAAAGCCGCACGCGAAGAAGCGGCGAAGCTTGCCACGCAGTTCTCGGCAACTAACCGCCCGACGGCGGCGCAGGCGCGTCTGCTTGAGCAGGCAAAAAACCGCGTTAACGAGCTGCAAAGCAAATACAACGGCCTGCGTCAGTCGGTGCAGCGTCAGCGTCTTGCGCTCAATGAGGCCGGGCTGGACACCAAAAAGCTGAGCAGTGCGCAGCGTGAGCTGCGGCAGAATGCCGACGAAACCCGGCAGGCGCTGGACCGACAGCAGAAATCCCTTAAACGCCTGGGCGAGCAGCAGGCCCGTATGAACGCCGTCCGCGATCAGTATTCGCGGCGCCTTGAGGTGCGGGATCGTATTGCGGGTGCCGGAGCAACGACGACTGCCGCCGGGCTGGCGATGGGCGCGCCGGTGATGGCTGCCGTTAAAAGCTATGCCAGCATGGAAGATGCGATGAAAGGCGTGGCAAAGCAGGTTAACGGGCTGCGGGACGACAACGGCAACCGCACAAAACAGTTTTACGACATGCAGGATGCCATCAAGGCCGCCAGTGAACAGCTGCCGATGGAGAATGGCGCCATCGACTATGCCGCGCTGGTTGAAGGTGGCGCCCGCATGGGCGTGACAAACCAGAACGATTCTTACGAAGACCAGAAGCGTGACCTGCTGGCCTTTGCATCCACTGCAGCAAAGGCCGCAACGGCATTCGAGCTGCCCGCTGATGAGCTGGCGGAGGGGCTGGGGAAAATCGCGCAGCTGTATAAAGTGCCGACCCGAAATATTGAACAGCTTGGCGATGCCCTGAACTATCTGGACGATAACGCCATGTCTAAGGGCGGCGATATCATCAATGTGCTGCAGCGCATGGGGGGCGTGGCCGACCGGCTTGATTTCCGCAAGGCGGCTGCGCTGGGTTCCACCTTCCTGTCTCTGGGGGCCGCGCCTGAAATTGCCGCCAGCGCATCAAATGCGATGGTGCGAGAACTGTCGATTGCGACCATGCAGAGCAAGCGGTTCATGGAAGGTATGGATCTGCTGAAACTCAATCCAGAAGAGATTGAAAAGCAGATGACTAAGGACGCAATGGGGACCATTCAGCGCGTACTGGAGAAGGTCAACAAGCTGCCGCAGGATAAACGCCTGTCCGCCATGACGATGATATTTGGCAAGGAGTTTGGCGATGATGCGGCGAAGCTTGCAAACAACCTGCCGGAGCTGCAGCGACAGCTGAAACTCACCTCAGGCACTGAGGCTAACGGCTCCATGCAGAAAGAATCCGATATCAATAAAGATTCACTTTCCGCGCAGTGGTTGCTTGTTAAAACGGGCGCGCAGAACGCTTTCAGTAGCCTGGGTGAAACCCTGCGCCAGCCGCTGATGGATATCATGGGGTACGTCAAAAACGTTACCGGGGCACTGCGTCGATGGGTTGAGGCTAACCCGCAGCTGGCGGGCACGCTGATGAAAGTGGCTGCAGCCACAGCTGCGATCACAGTTGTGCTCGGCACGCTGGCGGTGGCCGTGGCTGCCGTGCTGGGGCCGCTGGCGGTGATCCGTTTTGGCCTGTCCGTGCTGGGTGTAAAAACACTCCCCTCCGTTATGTCTGCAGTGACCCGCACCGGCGGCGCGCTGTCCTGGCTGGCAAATGCGCCGCTTTCCCTGTTGCGCCGTGGCCTGGCGGCATCAGGCAGCAGCGCCGGATTGCTGGCGTCTCCCCTCAACTCCCTGCGCCGTTCTGCCGGGCTGGTTGGCAATGCGCTGAAAGCGCTGGCCGGTGCGCCGCTTGCTCTCCTTCGCGGCGGAATGTCTGGTATTCGCAACATTATCGGCATGGTAATGAATCCACTGGCCGCGTTGCGCGGGGGATTATCCGCAGCCGGTGGCGTGCTGCGTTTTCTGGCGTCCGGCCCGCTGGCCCTCCTTCGCGTTGCGCTGTACGGGGTTTCTGGACTGCTGGGCGCCCTGCTTAGTCCGATAGGGCTCGTTGTGGCGGCGCTGGTTGGCGTGGCGCTGGTTGTCTGGAAATACTGGCAGCCGATAAGCGCATTTTTAGGCGGAGTGGTTGAAGGGTTCAAAGCTGCAGCTGCGCCTATCAGTGCGGCGTTTGAGCCACTGCAGCCTGTTTTCCAGTGGATAGGTGACAAGGTCCAGGCGTTGTGGGGCTGGTTTACTGACCTGCTGACGCCGGTTAAATCCACCTCTGCAGAACTGCAAAGCGCGGCGTCGATGGGACGGCAGTTTGGGGAAGCGCTGGCGGCAGGGCTGAACATGGTCATGCACCCGCTGGATTCGCTTAAATCGGGCGTGTCCTGGCTGCTTGAAAAACTCGGCATTGTCAGCAAGGAGGCGGCCAAAGCGAAGCTTCCTGAGCAGGTCACGCGGCAGCAGCCAGCCACGGTAAACACAGACGGTAAAGTGGTGCTGCCGCCTGGCGGATTCCCGCCGATGGGTTTTGCTGGCATGTACGACAGCGGCGGTACCATTCCGCGCGGCCAGTTCGGCATCGTGGGTGAGAATGGCCCTGAGATTGTTAACGGGCCCGCCAATGTCACCGGCAGGAAACGGACTGCTGATCTGGCAAGGATGGCGGCAACGCTCAATCCTTCCAGAACGGAACCGGTTAGCGCTAAACAACATCCTGAACGCGCGATAGTTCTGCCGCCTGATAGTGTGAACAGTCCGGCAAATCTTCCGGTAATCAATCGTACTACTGAGCTGGTGAAACTTGCGGCAACGGTAAGCCCGGTTCGTGATGCAACAGCCAGCCCGGAGCAACGGCCCGAAAGCAGGTTAATACTGCCACCTGAGATTTTTAACGCCCCGGTAAATGGTCCTGGTCGGGATCGTGCTGCGGAGCTGGCTGATATCGCTGCGGCTGTCATGCCAGCACCGGCCATTACGAAAATCACGGATAACAGGGCTGACCCGATGGCTATGCGCCAGAAGGTGTTCGCTTCCGTGGTCGCTGGCGTAATGGGCCTGGCGGCTGCCCCGGCAGAAGCCGCGCCACTTCATCCGTACAGCGTACCTGTCAGGACGCAACCGGCGCCGTCGGCTAAGGCAGAAAGACAGCCGCAGGTCATTAAGTACGAGATAAGCGCGCCAATTCATATTGTCGCCCAGCCAGGGCAAAGTGCGCAGGATATCGCCCGCGAGGTGGCCCGGCAGCTTGATGAGCGTGAGCGCAGGGCCAGGGCAAAAACACGCAGTAATTTCAGTGATCGAGGGGGTTACGAATAATGATGATGGTGCTGGGGTTATACGTATTCATGCTGCGCACCGTGCCCTATCAGGAGCTGCAGTATCAGCGCAGCTGGCGGCACGCTGCCAACAGCCGGGTTAACCGGCGCCCGACAACGCAGTTTCTTGGGCCGGATAACGATTCGCTTACGCTGTCCGGCGTCCTGCTGCCGGAGATTACCGGCGGCAGGCTGTCTTTGCTGGCGCTGGAGCAAATGGCGGAGCTGGGGAAAGCCTGGCCTTTGATTGAGGGGAGCGGGACGATTTACGGCATGTTTGTGATCGAGAGTCTGAGCCAGACAAAAACAGAATTTTTTGAGAGCGGTATGCCCCGGCGCATCGAATTTTCGCTGAGCCTCAAGCGGGTGGATGAATCGCTGTCTGATATGTTTGGCAGCCTCAGCGATCAGCTCAGTAATTTGCAAGACTCCGCCACCTCTGCAATAGGCAATATGAAAAATACGGTTGGAGGGCTACTGCAGTGAATTTCAGCTCTGATCTCCTGAACCTGAACAGCAAAACCCCCGGTTTCAGCATCATCATTGAAGGTAAAGATGTGACTACCGTGCTGGATGCGCGCCTGATGAGTCTGACGCTGACGGATAACCGGGGCTTTGAAGCGGACCAGCTTGATCTGGAGCTGGACGACTCGGACGGGCAAATCGTTCTGCCGCGCCGGGGGGCCATTATTCAGTTTGCGCTGGGGTGGAAAGGTCAGCCGCTTTTTCCGAAGGGGGCCTTTACAGTTGATGAGATTGAGCACAGCGGCGCGCCTGACCGTCTCACACTTCGCGCACGTAGTGCAGATTTCCGTGAAACCCTGAATACACGGCGTGAAAAGTCCTGGCACCAGACAACGGTGGGCGAAATCGTGAAGGAAATCGCGGGCAGGCATAAATTAAAGATGGCGCTGGGCCAGGACCTGATGGACAAGCCTGTGGATCATCTTGACCAGACCAACGAGAGCGATGCGAGTTTCCTGATGAAGCTGGCGCGGCAGTATGGAGCTATAGCCTCAGTTAAGGACGGCAATTTGTTGTTTATCCGCCAGGGGCAGGGTAGAACGGCAAGCGGTAAGCCGCTGCCGGTTATCACCATAACCCGCCAGGCCGGTGACGGTCATCGTTTTACCCTGGCCGATCGCGATGCCTATACGGGGGTGATTGCCAGCTGGCTCCATACCCGTGAGCCAAAGAAAAAAGAGGCAGCAAAGGTAAAGCGCCGTCGAAAGAAAACCACCGTGGCAAAGGAGTCGGAAGCAAAACAGGGAGATTACCTGGTTGGAACGGATGAAAACGTGCTGGTCCTCAACAGAACTTATGCAAACCGTAGCAATGCAGAGCGAGCGGCAAAGATGCAGTGGGAGCGCCTGCAGCGCGGGGTTGCAACATTCTCCCTGCAGCTCGCAGAGGGTAGGGCTGATCTGTATACCGAAATGCCGGTGAAGGTGAGCGGCTTTAAACAGCCGATTGATGATGCCGAATGGACCATTACCACGCTGACGCATAGTGTCAGTGCAGATAATGGTTTCACTACGACTCTGGAGCTTGAAGTTAAGATTGATGATCTCGAAATGGAGTAATTGGTTCTCAAAATTGAATAATGATGTATCATTATTGTGATTTTGGCAAAAGTGGTGGGATAACCGGAATGATGAATTGTCCAGAGTGCGGCCAGGCAGCCCATACAAGAAGCAGTTTTCAGGTATCAGCAACAACCAAAGAACGTTACAACCAGTGCCAAAATATCAACTGCGGTTGTACTTTTGTCACGCATGAAACATTTGTTAGGCATATCATTAAGCCTAATGTGATTTCTTCTGCGCCCCCACATCCGGGAAAGGATGGGCAAGGGCACATGAATTTTTAAAAAAGAACCCGCTTTGAAAGCGGGTTTTTTGTGGCCAGTCCAAAAGCGTGTCGCCATTTTGCCGCCATTGGAAAAGAAAAAGGGGCTACGTTTTCACGTAACCCCTTGTTTTATTTGGTGGAGCTGGCGGGAGTTGAACCCGCGTCCGAAATTTCTACATCCTCGGCACTACATGCTTAGTCAGTCTTTACATTCGCTTGCCAGCTGCGGACAGACACGCCACGGACAAACTAGCCTGATTAGATTTAACGCTTCAACCCCAGGCAGGGCCTCCACGCGATCTCTTTTGGGTTTGACCTCTCTTTGATCCCCGTCTTAAGAGCGGAAGCTAGGGAGAGAGGGCTCAGAGCAGGTTATTAAGCTGCTAAAGCGTAGTTTTCGTCGTTTGCGACTATTTTTTGCGGCTTTTTACGAGGCCAACCGCCCCTCGGCATGCACCTTGGGTTTCGCAAATCCCGTCGAATCCAGAATCAGCCCCAATGTGTTCAAAACAGTATAGCAGACCCGGGGGGAGAACTTCCACCGCTATCAAAGGGATAAGCGGTCAGGAAATGCGCACTCGGGTCGGCGGCCGCCGGTTAGCGGCCGGCGTTTTTCATAATGCGTTCTTTATCGCGCGCCCACTCCTGCTGTTTGAGGTCGGAGCGCTTGTCGTGCTGCCGCTTGCCCTTCGCCACGCCGATTTTGACTTTGCACCAGGCGTTCTTCCAGTAGAGGGAGAGGGCGACGACGGTGTAGCCTTCGCGGTTGATGCGGCCGTAAAGGTTATCGAGTTCGCGCTGGTTGAGCAGCAGCTTGCGGGTGCGGGTCGGGTCGCAGACGTAGTGGGTGGAGGCCACCGCCAGTGGCGTGAAGTTGGCGCCGAACAGGAAGGCTTCGCCGTCCTTGAGGATAACGTAGCTGTCGCCGATATTGGCTTTACCTGCGCGCAGGGATTTGACTTCCCAGCCCTGCAGGGAGAGGCCAGCTTCGAACTCCTCTTCGATGAAGTACTCGTGACGGGCGCGTTTATTCAGCGCAATGGTGGCTGATCCAGGTTTGTGGGGTTTTTTCTTGCTCATAATATCCTGAAGTCATCTTTACGGTATCCTGCCTCAAGCTGTCCCGCGAGGCGCAATGGGCTATCTTAGCACGAGTTGCGGCGCGGCGTTTTTTTTCGCAGGGTATAAATGATATTATTCACGCCGTGTATTAGACCGGAAATTGCCATGCCCCAGATTAGCCGTACAGCGCTGGTTCCCTATAGCGCGGAGCAGATGTATCAACTCGTCAACGACGTAAAATCCTATCCCGCCTTTCTGCCGGGATGCACCGGCAGCCGCGTACTGGAGTCGGGGCCGACGCAGATGACCGCCGCCGTCGATGTCTCGAAAGCGGGGATTAGCAAGACGTTTACTACCCGCAATACGCTGACCAGCAATCAGCGCATTCTGATGAATCTGGTGGACGGGCCGTTCAAGTCTCTGGTCGGCGGCTGGACCTTTACGCCGCTCAGCAGCGACGCCTGCAAGATAGAGTTTCAGTTGGACTTTGAGTTCACCAATAAGCTTATCGAGCTGGCGTTTGGCCGCATCTTTAAAGAGCTGGCCCTCAATATGGTGCAGGCGTTCACCAACCGCGCGAAGGTGGTGTACAGTGCCGGCTAA